CGCAGAGCATCGCCCCGGGAGCCTATGACATCGGGGAGTACACCGGCGCGGCTGTCGATATATTCGGCAAGTCGGCGATTGTGAATCTCAATGCCGGGGCGGTCGGGATCGGCGGAAAAATAAACTGTAAATTGCAGGATTCCGATGACAACGAGACTTTTACCGATTGGTCCGGGGGCGCATTCGGCGAGGTAACGGCGATCAATGACGATCGGATCCACGAGCTGGAGTACACCGGAGGGAAGCAATACGTCCGGGTTGTCGCCGCCGTGACCGTGGCGGCTTGTAAGCTGTCCGCCGACATCATCACTGTAAGCCTCTCAACGGCGGAAAACGATCTGCTCAATAGCCTGATTGCAACGGCGAGGGGATACGTCGAGGATGCAACCCGCCGGGCACTGCTCACGCAGACATGGGACTATTTTCTCGATGAGTTCCCCTCCGGCTATTACATCACCGTGCCCCTGGGGAATCTGCAATCCGTGACCCACATCAAATACAAGGACGTCACGGGCACAGAAACGACCCTGGACGCGGACGATTACACAGTTGAGTCATGCGGCGACCAGTGCGGGCGGATTGTCCTGCCCTACAACAAGGCATGGCCCCGCTTTGCCCCGTACCCGAGCAATCCGATCGCAATCAGGATCGTATGCGGCTGGACGGCGGCCAATCTGATTCCGTCGATGATCCGTACCGCTATCAAAATGTACGCGGCCAAGCTCTACGCAAGCCGAGGGGAGGACATCATCGGCGTATCCGTGACGCAGGACAGGACCGTTGACGCACTCATCCGCAACCACAGGCTATGGAGGGAGTTTTGAGGTCCGGCAGACTTGATAGACAAATCACGCTGCAACGGAAAACCGTCACCGAAAACAGTTACGGAGAGCCCGTAGAGACATGGAAGGACCTTGCAACCGTGTGGGCGGAATACCTGCCTGTTCGTGGGGCCGAGCGTTACGCATCCATGCAGACCGTCGGGGAGATCGAAATCAAGTGGCGGATCAGGTACAGGCCGGGCCTCACCCCGATTGACCGTATCGTCTACAAGGGGCACACACACGACGTAACCGGCGTCATCGAGGTTGGCCGACGGGAAGGGCTCGAAATCTACACGAAGGGGAGGGCTGAGTAAATGGCGACAGGCGCACAAATGAGAGGCTATTCCTTCGAGCTTCACGGAGTTAAAGAGCTTCTTGCTATGTTCGACCAGCTCCCGACTGTCGCCATGCAGAAAACAGTCATCCGTAACGCCCTTGTAAAAGCCGGAGATCCCATCGTAGAGGCGGCAAAGGCAAGTTGCCCCGTCGGCCCTACCGGGAATTTGCGCGACTCGATACACGTTTCCAGGAGCCTCAAGCCGTCGCAGCGCAAGGGATGGCGGGACCGTTCCGTCGTGACCGTCTACGTCGGATCAAACGCCCCCCACGCCCACCTTGTTGAATTTGGGACTGTCGAGCGGACCCTGAAAAAACCCCGCAACATCCTGTTCAACGGGCGATGGGTCACGATCAGGTCCACCGGGTTCGTTTCTCCGAATCCGTTTTTGCGGAATGCGTGGGACGCGATGAAGCACAAAGCCCTGAAAACGTTTGCGGGGGAAATGGAACAGCAGATTTACAAGGCAGCGAGGCGGCTGCGGAAACGGGCCGAAAAGGGAACGCTGACGAAACGGCAGGTTGAGGGACTGATGCGATGAGTGCGCGGACCATCGAAGAGGCGATCCGGGCAATCCTGGTTGCAAATTCGACCGTCAAGGCGATCACGACAAGAATTTACCCCTCGACCCTCCCGCAGGACCCGATCTATCCGTTAATCCTGTACATCCGCATCAGCGGGTACAGGGACAACACGTTGACGGGGCCGTCGGGACTGGCTAATCCGCGTTTCCAGATCGAGGCATGGGCAACGACATATTCGGCGGCAAAGGCCCTCGCAGCAGCTATGCGGGGAGCACTCAACAATTATCGGGGGACAGTAGGGACGGTGAGGATCGGCTCTTGCCTGATTCAATCCGAGCGGGACATCTACGAGCCGGAAGCGGCCTGTCATCGGGTCGTCATGGATTACACAATTTGGCACAGCGAATAAAGCAGGAGGGCTAAAATTATGGCAATTGCGGCACAAGGAACAAAAGTAGAAATCGGGACCGGGACCGGGACGGCCAAGAGCGTAACGGCGATTGCCCTTGGTAATCCCACGATACTCACGAGTGCGGCACACACCCTGGCAAACGGGGATGTCGTGACCCTGGGGGATTTTACCGGGGACGATGCGGCAACGCTCAATGCCAAGGCATGCGTGGTCAAAAACGTGACGAACAACACATTCGCCGTGGATATTGATACCACCGGAAAAACCATCGTCGGCACGGCGGCAACGGCAACCCCCGTATTGTGGACGGAAATCAAGGAGATCTACGATGTCAACCCTGACGGCGGGGAAAGCAGCGAGATCGACACGACACACCTACGATCTACGGCCAAAGAGTTTATGACGGGCCTCAAGGATTGGGGCTCAATCTCTATGGACATGGCGTGGTTGTTCGATGACGCGGGGCAGTTGGCGCTCCTGGAAGCTCAGGCGGCGGCCAGCAAGAAGGATTTTAAGATCACCTACGGCAACAGCAAAACGGCGACGTTTAAAGGGTACGTCAAAAACGTTTCCGGGCCGACGGCATCCGTTGACGACAAGCTCACCGGGACCGCGTCGATCAAAATCAGCGGAACGGTAACGTTCGCATGAACCCCGTAACTGGAGAGAAATTAGTCAATATCGGCGGCAGCGAATACGTGATGAAATTTACATGGCGGGGCCTGTCTGAGATCGAGCAGAAGTACGGGGGAAACCCGAACCTGTTCGATCCGGGCATTATCGCCCACGTTGCGTCGATCGGCCTCCGTGACCGCTACCAGGAGATGACGGCGGACATGATTATGGACATCTCCCCTCCGCTGATCCCCTTTGCCCGCGATGTCCAGCTTGCTTTGCAGTGGGCCTATTTCGGGCCCGAGGCGATCCCGGAAGGCGAGGAGCGGAGCGTAAAAAAAAACCTCAGGGCGGGTGGGTTATGGCGGCGTTTCGTAACGCTGTTACGGCGGGCATTTCCGCGGCGGAATTCTGGGAATTGACACCGTATTTAACGCGACATGCGATGGCGGCCATGTCGGACAGCAGAACCATATCGGCGTGGATGACGGCCTGCCTGTCGAGGGCATCTAAGCTACCGAAACTGGACAAGCTCCTGAGCAGGGACAAAGAGCCGGAGAAAGTTGATTTATCGATGAAATTCCACCGGATATTCGTGGCGCACAACGCGGCACTGAAAGCAAGGGAAGAATCGAATGGCTGAGCCTGTAGGATCGCTACGAGCGGAACTATCCGCCGGATATGCCCAGTTTTCATCCGACATGAGGAAGGCCAGGAATGCCGTCGAGACGAACGCCAAGGGCATGTCTACGGCCATGAATAAGGCGAAGAAGTCCTTTGATTCCTCCTTTGTCTCCCTCAAGTCATTGGCGGCCATGGCTGGAAGCTTTTATCTTGCCAGGAAGATCATCAAGATGGCCGATGAATACACCCTGCTTGATAATAAGTTGAAGCTCGTCACGAAATCGTCTGCGGATCTGTCGGTGGTTCAGGACGGCCTTTATGAACAATCCCTGAGATCTCACAGCTCCTATTCTTCATCCGTTGACCTTTATTCGCGGTTTGCTAAGGCCACCGAATCTATCGGCACAAGCCAAAAGGATTTATTGCGGATCACTGAAACCCTAAACAAAGCCATGATTATTTCCGGGGCAACTCAGGAAGAGGCTAAAAACGGAATAATTCAGTTATCTCAGGGCATGGCGTCCGGTGTTTTAAGGGGTGAAGAGTTCAACTCCATCATGGAAAACGGGTCTAGGATCGCCCGGATGCTTTCTGATTATTTGCAGGTTGATATCGGCCAACTAAGAAAGATGGCATCAGAGGGCAAGATCACGTCCGAAACGATGATTAAGGCTTTCACTGCTGCGACGGAAAAGATCGATGAAGAGTTTGGAAAGATGCAGCCGACGATTTCTCAGGCGATGACCGACCTTCAAACCGTGTTCGGTAGGCTTGTTTCAGATGCGAACAAAGGGGCCGACGGGACAAAGTCCGTTGCTGAAGAAATTAAGAAATTAGCCGAAACCATAGACCAGAACCGATCCGGAATCATCGAGCTTTTTACTGTGATGATTCGGCTTGCATCCCAATTAACCAAAGCTCTCGGGAACATAGGGCAATCCATAAGAGGATGGGCGGCGGTTGGCCGTGGTCAACTCGGCATTTTTGACTTTGCAACAATGAACGCCGAAGACCTGTCGAAGTGGCTGGAAAAGAACGACAACCAACTCGCCATGGTGTCGAAGCGCCTTGAGGATGCGCGGCTTGAATGGGTCAAGTGGAACAACCTGACGAAACAATACCCGTCGAGCGATCCGAACTCAAAATTCAACACCGGGGCGGCGGCGGCGGCTAAAAAGTACAACGACATCCTCAAGGAACGAAACGCCATCCTGCAGAAACAGGTGGAAACGTTAAAAGGCTCCCCTACTGTCACAGGCGGAACAGAGGGTGCCGTAGAAGACGAGAAAGCCGCTAAGGAGGCTGAAAATCGCCTGAAGCGGGGACAGGACCTTATTTTATCCCTAGAACGGGAGCGGGACCTGATACGGGCCGTTACCCGCGAAGAGAAGGTCCGCTGGGACCTGTCGAAAGGACCGGATAATGACCTTGCCGAACCGCACAAGCAACGCATCCTGGCTATCGCCAAAGAACTTGACGCCCTCGATGCGGCTGTCAAGGCGGAGGAGGAGCGGAAGGCCGTCCTGAAGTCAATCGACGAGGAAATTGCGGCACTCCAAAAAGAGGCCGATACATACGGCATGTCGGAAACGGCAATCCGTCTCTACGAGATGTCGCTGAAGGGCGCGACGGAGGGACAAAAAGAATCCGTCGAGGTCCTCATGCGGGACCTGGAAATCAAGAAACAAGTCGCCCAGGTCATGGAGGACATCAAGACGCCCCTGGACGAGTACGCAGAAAAAATGCGGGTGCTGAACGACCTCCTGGCAATGGGGGAAATCAACCAGGGGCAGTATGCCGAGGCGGCGGAGAAGGCCAGAAAAGCCATGGAGGCGGCGGCCAAGGACGAAAAAGGTATTCTGGACGATCTCAAAAAGGCCATCGAGGGGTGGGGGCAGGATTCCGCAGATGCCCTCGTTGAGTTCGGCATCACCGGGAAAAAATCCTTCTCCGATTTTGCCGACTCCGTGATCAAGGATATTTTGAGGATGATCGTTTATCAGACGATGATGCAGCCGTTAATGTCCGGGATTTCCGGGGCCGTGTCGGGTTTTTTTAGCGGGGCAGGGGCAGGAGGCGGGGCGGTTAGAGGTGTTACCGTCGCCGTCGCAAAGGGCGGCGTCTTCTCCCATGGCAACATCACCCCGCTTGCCCGTGGCGGCGTGGTATCCCGTCCGACGATTTTCCCGATGGCGCGAGGAATGGGCCTTATGGGCGAGGCGGGACCGGAAGCGGTTATGCCCCTGACCCGTCTACCCGGCGGGGACCTGGGTGTCAAATCCGGCGGCGGGAATAACATCAAGATCAACATCATCAACAATAACGGCTCCGATGTGTCAACGCAACAATCCGAGACATCCCAGGGATTGCAGCTCGATGTAATGATCGACCAGGCCGTAGCGAAGAAAATGGGGCAGGCCGGAAGCAGCTCTAACCGGGTGCTTAAACAGACGTTCGGGGCGCGGGAAGGATTGATACAGAGATGAGCGTACCTACGTGGCCCACAACCCTGCCTCAGTCCATGCTCATGAGCGGATACGGAGGATCGCCGGGGGATAACCAACTGCGGTCGAACATGGATGTAGGCCCGGCCAAGGTCCGGCGTAGATCGACGGCAGCACCCCGGAAAGAGACCGGGAACGTAATCCTGTCGCGGGACCAACTCGCAACGTTCCGTGAGTTCTACGACGACATCCTTCTGTCCGGGGCGTTGCGCTTCACGTGGCACGATCCGACGGACCCAGAAACCACCGTCGAGATGAGATTTGCCGAAAAACCCGCATGGACGGCGCAGGAAGGCTTTTTTAACGTGTCCCTGTCATTGGAGATTTTACCCTGATGTCAACGTCCGTATCCTTAAATTTTAGACAATCCGCCTACGCACAGGAGACCGGGCGCGTCCTTATCGCCCTGATGACGATCACCCACGAGGATCTTGCAGAGCCGATCAGGATCAGCTCGGACCCCACGCAGCGAATCGAGGAGTACACGACCGACGCGGATGTCATCTATGGCACCGTATCAAGGGGCAATACGTTTCTGTTTCTCCCCGTCCGCATAAAATTGCCGGATGAAACGGAGGCGGGACCGGGGGACATAACGCTTGAGATCGACAATATCCACCGGCAGTACGTCGAGACGATCCGATCCATTTCATCCCCGCCGACCGTCACGGTAGAGCTCGTCATGGACAACACTCTCGATACCGTCGAGGCGCAATGGCCCGAGTTCCTCCTGGCCGATATTACCTACGATTCCGTGACGATCTCGGGGACACTGAGGATGGAAACGCTCATGCGCGAACCATTCCCCTGCGGGACGTTCACTCCGTCGGGATTTCCGGGGGTGTTCTGATGTGGACCGATGACTACATAGGGATTCCGTTTTTACCCGATGGCCGGGACCGCGACGGCCTCGACTGTTACGGCCTCGTCTGTCTCGTCTACCGGGACCGCCTCGGGATCGATCTACCGGGTATCCGGGGGATTTACTCTCATAATACAATCGGCTGTCTCAAGCGGGTTGCCCGTGCCATGGCCGAAGAAAAGCTCAGATGGAAAAAGGTCGAAGCCCCGAAGCTCTATGATGTGGTTATGCTCAGGACCGGCGAATATGCGTGGCATGTCGGCCTCGTGATCGACAAGCGGCGCATGCTCCACGTATTGGAGGGCGCGGATACGATGGTTGATGAATACACCGGCCTTGAATGGCGGGACAGGATAGAGGGATTTTATCGGCATGCAGGATGACAGACAGATCATAATCAGCCCGTCCGTGTTTTTGGCTCCGAAGGTCATGCAGGCCCCGGAGGGATTGACGATTATGCAGATCGTCACCCGGATGTATGAGGTATCAGGAGTACCCACCGCCTGCCGCTATTATGATGTCCTCGTAGAGATAGACGGCGTACCCGTCCCCCGCTCCGGCTGGGACATGATACCGTCCGCCGATGCCCACGTCCTCATTCATGCCCCTGTCCACGGCGGCGGAAGAAAAAATCCCCTCCGGACCGTTTTAACGATCCTCGTTGTTGTTGTGGCGGCTGCGGCTACTGCATACGCGGGGGGTGCGGGAGGATGGGGTACTGCGGGGGCTCTCGGACTCAAGGGCGCGGCGGCGGCTGGTTATAGCGCAGTCGTGGGTGCTGCTGTCGCCACTGCCGGAATGATGCTCGTGGATGCTATCGCCCCGATCCGTTCCGAATCCCAAAAGAGCGGGTCCTACTCCGATTCAGACACCTATTTTATCCAAGGCGCACGGAATCAGATCAAGCCTTACGATCCCGTCCCTGTCATTTTGGGGCGGCACAAGGTCGTTCCCCCGCTTGGCACGAAGCCCTACACGGAGCTGCTCGGGAATGATGAATACCTCCGTATGCTGTTTATCTGGGGGTACGGGCCGCTGAAAATCGAAAATATCAGGATCGGGGACACGCCAATTGAAAATTACGAGGGGGTCGAGATCGAAACCGTTGAAGGACGGGAAGACGATCCCCCCCTAACCCTCATGCCTGATGTCGTCGAGACGGAGGGAATCGGAATCGAGCTCGTGCATGCCGACGGGCCGATTACCCGGACAGCCAAGGCGGAAGCGAAGGAATTGAGCGTCGACATCCTTTTCCCTCACGGCCTCCTGCTTATCAACAAAAAGGGCAAGCGATATGCCATCACCGTCACCGTGTCCGTCGAGTATCGGCAGGTGGGCGCGGAAACCTGGACGCCAGTGCACACGTTTACCGTCACCGATAAAACCACATCGGCAATCCGGCGGGGGTTCCGTTGGAAGGTAAATGCGGCGAAGCAGTATGAGATCCGTCTCAACAGGATCACGAGGGACATTGCCAACGATCAGTATCTGGATACCGTCACCTGGTCCGTCATGAGGTCGTTCATCGGCACAAAACCCGTCCCGTTTCCGCACCCGCTGGCAATGACGGCGATCAGGATCAAGGCAACGGACCAGCTCCAAGGGGTCATCGACAACCTGAGCGGGGTTGTATCATCCTACGCGCCCGTGTGGGATAACGTCGCCGGAACATGGGGAGGCGAAGCCGTCACGAGCAATCCAGGGGCACTGTCCCGGCTCGTGCTGACATCAAACGCCAATGCCCGTAAAAGATCCTCGTCACAGATCAACGATGACGTCCTGGGGGAATTTTACGAGTTCTGCGAGGCCAACGGGTACAAGTTCAACATGGTCCGGGATTTTCAAGCCTCCGTGTGGGATACACTGGCCGACATCATGGCCGCTGGACGCGCTGCCCCTTGCATGATCGACGGCACATGGGGCGTGACAATGGACGATGCCGACAAGCCCGTCGTACAGCACATCACGCCGCGGAATTCGTGGGGATTTCAGGCGGAGAAAACCTTGTACCATCACCCTCATGGGTTCCGGGTGCGGTTCAATAACGAAGATAACGAGTGGAACACGGACGAGCGGATCGTCTACGATGACGGATATTCCGCATCCAACGCAACCCTGTTCGAGTCGATTGAGTTCCCGGGGATCACAAACCCCGATCTGGTTTGGAAATTTGGCCGCTTCCACATCGCGCAGGCTCGGCTACGTCCCGAAACGTACAGCGTGTATATGGATTACGAGCATCTCGTCTGCCGCAGGGGGTCGAAGGTCCGCGTTTCCCACGACGTGCCCCTGTGGGGATCGGGCTATGGGCGGGTAAAGTCGATCACGACGGATGGCGACAATACAACGGGCGTTGTCCTCGATGACAAGGTCCCGATGGAGGCGGGTAAAAGTTATGTCTGCCGCTTCCGTCTGGCCGACGAGGGCAACACAAGCCTCCTGCTCTCCGTCGATACCGTCGTGGGCGAGACGGCGGAGCTGACGTTTCAAACGCCTATCCCCACGGTAAGCGGACCCCAGGCGGGCGATCTGGCTATGTTTGGACAGGCGGAAAGGGAAACCGCCGAGCTTATCGTTAAAGGGATTGAGAGGGCGGACGATCTCGTGGCGAGGCTGATCCTTGTCGATGTCGGGGAAGCTATCTACGATGCGGACAAGGGGACGATCCCCCCGTTCAGCCCCTCGACGACGTCGCCAATGGACATAAGTCGTATCGCGCCCCCGGCCCCGCAGATCACCCACGTGGAATCCGGCACGGCGGCACTGGTCGTGACCGCATCCGGAGTCACGTCGAGGATCTTTGTATCGATCATGCCATCCGGGGGAACCGTTAGGATTGAAAAATACATCGTGAGATACCGGGAATATGGCGAGTCGGTCTGGTACACGACGGACGCCACATTTGCCAACCCGACGGCGATCATATCCCCCGTTATCGATGGTGTGATCTATGAGATTCAAGCTCGTGCTGTGTCCATTTACGGTGTGCCGTCCGCATGGTCCGGGACCACGACGGAAACAGTCATCGGGCAATCGGCAGTGCCGGACAACGTGACCGGGTTTGCCTGTAACGTGGTCGGCAGCGACGCCCATTTGTCATGGGATGCCGTATCGTCTATCGACCTGTCACACTACCGCATCAGGTGGTCACCGGTTAAAACGTCCGCATCCTGGACGGGATCGGTTGATGCCGTGGCCAAGGTATCCGGGAGCGCCACGTCAATCACCATCCCTGCCCTGGTCGGCTCGTACCTTATCAAGGCTGTCGATCATGCAGGGAATGAATCCGCGACGGCGGCAGCGGCGATCACGAACATATCCAGCGTTGCCAATTTTAATTTTATCGAGACAATCGCCCAATCATCACCGTCATGGACCGGAACCGCCGACGATACGGAATATTCATCGGGCGCCGGCGGGATCATTCTCCTGGCCGCGGCGGGTGTTCTCCCCTCGGACGGGACGTATGAACTTTCCGACGTGGTTGATCTTGAGGCCATCTTTCAGTGCCGGGCGACGGGAAGCCTGGCGGTATTGGGGATAGACATCAACGCCGACGATCTTTACGGATTGACCGACCTGTACGCATTGACGAACCTGTATAGCGATGTATCCGGCCTTTTCTCCGCCGGGATCGAGATCCGTACCACCAATGACGACCCCGCGGGATCGCCTACCTGGACAGCATACAAGCCGTTTTTAGTTGGCGATTACACCGCACGGGCTTTTCAGATTCGGCTCAAGCTGACCGGTACGCCCCCCAATATTACGCCGGTCGTGACGTCGGTCACGGTCGATTTCGATATGCCCGACCGGGTTATCGGATTCAGCGCAGCAGTCGGCACGTCCGGGGCGTCAATTTCATTCTCCCCGGCGTTTTACGCGATACCAAAGGTGGGCATTGCCGTAACGGATGGGCAGGAGGGCGACGCCTACACAATGGCAAACCTGTCCGAAACCGGATTTGATATTGCTTTTACCAACGATGGGATCGCAGTGGCGAGAAACATCACGGGAATTGCCAAGGCGTATGGAGCTCTCGAAACATAAGGAGGTTTAAATCATGTCTCAAGTTACAAATTACGATATACCGGCCAGCCCATTAACAATGACCGGACTTAAGACGGCGCTGGAAGCCATCTTTGACGCTCTCGGGGATGATAACCGGGGTGCAACGGCCCCGCCAAACCCTTTCGAGGGGATGATCTGGCAAGACACGTCCGGGACGCCGACCGAACTGATTAAAAAATATACGGTAGCTGCCGGGTGGGTGACTTTATTCTCGATCAATATCACAACAGGGGTTGTCACTCCCTACCGTGCCGGGTCGCCCCTTGGTACAATGGCAGTAGAGACGGCGACGGATTACGTTGCAAAGTCCTTGTTTAACGCTCAGACGTTTTTGGCTGCTGTGGATGACAACACTCCCAGCCCTGTCTCAGTGGCGCAAAACCGGATCATCGGGCGCAAAACGGGGAACATTGCCGCCCTGACCCTGACCGATGTGTTGGACATGATCGGATCGGCGGCGGAGGGGGACATCCTGTATCGGGGCGCGGACGGATGGGTGCGGCTGAGCATGGGCACTCCGGGGCAGGTGCTTACTGTAAATAGCGGGGCGACCGCCCCCGAATACGCAGACCCGGTCATCGCCAGTGGCGAGGTTACCCCCGCAATGCTGTCTGATTATGCGGCTGGGGATATTATTATTCATGACTTCGGCCCACTCATACAACTTTTTGATGCAACAAGTTATACTAAGATTAATAGAGGGGAAGTCTTTATTCCACGGGCGGGTGTCATTCGGGTAACGTTTACACTCTGCAATCATTCCGGCAACACCAATGCCTATGCAAGGGTCTATCGCAACGGATTAGCGGTAGGCACGATAAGATCGACGACGACCACGGCAACATTTACCGAGGATATTTCAGGATGGACCTCCGGTGACCTTCTGCAAATCTACGCCAGGGGGGACAACGCAAAAGGAAATCAGGTCCAGATTCTCAATGCAAAACTTAAAGCGACGAACACCCTTGAAATCGTTACGCAAAGTTAATGGAGGGATTATGATCACGATAGAATACAAAGATGCTGACCGAGAATCACTATTGGCCGAGAATAACAAGGCGGGCCTGGTACTTATTGAAGATCGTCGGCTAATCAACGGCAATGTAATGATTTTCGGGACGATAGCAGAGCACGCCGAGAAATTCGCGGGGGAAAAGGGCGATGATGTCTCAGCGCTCCGGACGGATGTGGAAAATCTGAAAGCACAAGTAGCAACATTGGCCAGCAAGGTCGGGACGGTTGAAAGCAAGGTTGCCGTTATAGAGGCGAAGCTCGTTGACCTCGTTAAGAGTTAATTCTGGTTGCCGTAGAGGGAGCAGATGGGGTGGATGGTGTGACAAATACCGGAGGGGGCGGAGGCGGATCGGGTTATGATGCCGGCAGTACCGGTGGTAACGGCGGTAGCGGTTATTTGACCTATTGCACGGGCAAGTTCATTTTGCGATAGATCGCCCGATGGCGCGACCCTAGATTTAATTAATTGCTGCATTTCCAGAAATTTATCCATATCGACAAAATACCCGTAATTATTTTCTTGACAAGTGCCCAATACGATGTTAATCACAAATCACAGGAGGCATCATGAAAAGAAAATTCAATCCAAATTCGATAAGGGTTCTGCGAACGGCGCTGAATCTATCGCAAGAAGCATTCGCGGCCAAGCTGGGGCCTAGCTTCTCAAAACAGATAGTATCGCAATGGGAGAATGCCGTACAGATCCCGTCCGTCAGTTCCCTGTTGGCAATAGTCAATACGTTCAATGTTCCTCTGGATATATTTTTTGAAGAGACTGCCGAACACGGTAATAAGCAACATGCCGCATAAGCAGCGGCATAAACTGGTGCGGAATTTTTTCGCCCAACTTTAGGAGATCGCCCCATGAAGGAACTTATCAGAGACTACACCCTGGACAAGTTCAACCTTTTCAACTG